CTCTCGCCTGCTCATGTCGCTTCAGCGCAATACCATGCCAGCGCATCAATTCAGTTAACGACATGGATTCAGTGGTCTTAGCGTCCCATCCGGTAAAAACCAGGAACAAGTCCGCTTCGACTTCCATGACATCGGAAGGAATTACACATCCAGGCTCTTCGGCATGAAAAAAGCGATCACCTCCTGCTGAACGGCCATCAGGTCTGCAGGTTCGAGCTGATCGAACTCATTCACGGTAATATTGGAAATGCGAGGAATAAGGGTACGGTGAGCGGTTACGTTCGCCTGAATCACTTCAAAGTTATTCAGTCCGCGTAGCTCTCCTGCTTTTGGTGCTCGCAGCTCAATGGTTTTAATCTCGGTTTCACCACGTTTCAGTGGCTCTTCAAGTGTGACCGTTCTGGTTTTCATTTCGTTAATTCCTTAATTCTTTACTAGCAACGTGTAAGGCTTGGTGACAAGTGCGGGGAAAGGCAACCATCCGGCATTTCCGGATAGTTGCCAGGTCGTTATTGAGCCAACGCAGTGCGGATGGCTTCGTTTCGGTCCGTGCCGTTGATGCGGAATACGTTGTTCAGCTTGTCGATATGAATGACTTCGGAGCCATCGATTTCAACTTCAAACATTTCCACCGCAATGGCGAACTTGTTGGTCGCTTCTGACTCTGGTTTCCACTCGTTAAATTCCAGTGACTTCCAGAACCCCTGCTGACGGACAATGACGGTCTTGATCTCGCCATCCATATCCACTGCACCGCGAACGGTAAAGACTTCATCACGACTGTCACGGCTACCAACCAGGTCAATCACTGACGTGGAGTAATCGGTGATAGTGACTTCACATTCCAGCTTTTCCAGCTTGCCGATATCACGCTCAATGTCGCCGGCCACCCCTGCCATTGTCTGGTCAATAGTTTTTGTGACCACTTTCGGCAGCGTGATGGTGTTGCATCGTCCGGCATAGCTTTCATCTTTGAAAAAAGCATTCATATCAACCAGGACGCTAGGCAGTTTCGCCATAATTAAACCCTCTTAAATACATGAAAGCCGCCTCACCGAAATGAAGCAGCCAATAAACCAGACCGAGAACCTTATGAGAAAATGGCTTCGTTATAGCTGTCGGTAACATGCTGACGGAAGGTCAGACGCTCAGCGATATCATAGAAACCAAGATCATAATCCCAGTACACCTGACCGGTACCAATCGCCGCCACGTTCAGCTCTGTATCAAGCCAACACTCACCACCGGCGATCACTTCGCGGGATTTCAGGCGACGCAGCAACTTATTCACGCCGTTCTTAACCGAATCGACGTAATTCTTCGTGACGTTGCGGTCAACAGCGCTTTGGTGTGCATACAGAATCGAGTCACCCACGATATAGCGAATGCGTTGATGCGGCAGGAAGTCACCATTCACCAGACGGTTACCCCAGAAGTAGAAGCCGCCTTCCTGATTGATGATGCAGCATACATTTTCACTGTTGTACAAGTTCGCCTTACAGGTTGTTGACCCGATAGCGAAATCAATCGGCTCTGAAGTGCCGGTGATGCCATAAATCTTACGATTTGACGGGCTGTGCCAGTAACCTTCTTCGTTATCCACTCGCACAATGTGACCTGCAACTGTGGCCGATGCTTTACGGGTGACGGTTTCGCCAGAGCTGTCAACCAGCTTGATGCCGCAGTTCACAAACAGCACTTCATCAAACAGGGCTTTCTCAGCAAGAACAGCGGAATAACCCGACTCCGATCCGTCGATAATGGAAATGGCGTTGAGTTTCTTCGCCGTGGTTTCCATCTGCGCACCAACCCCAGTTTTATGGGAGTATTCGGGCGCAATAATCAAGAGAGGACGAACGCCCAGCAGACCTTCCGCAAAGGTCAGCGCCTTAATGCCGGTAAAGGTGCCGCTTTCGTTGTCCAGCTCACCAATAAAGTTGCCAATCGTTTCAGTTTCGTCCACGCCTTCAGCAACACGGATCACCACAACCAGTGCGCCAGTCTGGCGATAAATATCTTCCAGTGCGGTTTTTAAGGTGCCGGATGTCCCGGCGCTGGCAATATAGCTTTCACTATTGACCAGAATCGGCGTATCCAGTGGAAAAACAGACGCATCCGCATCGTCTGCCGTTGCGACCAGTCCAATCGTGGACGCGGCCAGCACTTCAATCGGGCGGTCAGTATTTTCCAGAAAATACTGCTCGACGCCGTGGAGGTAATCAGCTGCCATGTTTTCGCTTCTCCGTTAAGTTCTCTGCATAAGCAAGAACCCCGGACACTTGCATGCTCGGGGTCAGATTTCAGGTACAAAAAACCGCTTATCGCGGCCTGTTGTTCGTTATTTCTTTAGACTGACAATGGATAGCGAGCTTTGATTTCAGCCACTTTATCCAGCCATTTCTGCTTGTAGTCATCAGCCGCCGCGTTGCCAGATTCGAGCTCGTACTGCCACTCGATATACATAGGATCGGACTCTCGCTTGTACGCCTGTTCGCGATAACTCACGTTTTGCGACGCTTCAAATGTCTTTTGCTGAAGAACAGACTCGATCTGCTCTGTATTCATACCCAGATTCACCATGAATTCACGAGTGGTGTCTGTGTACTCCTTGCCTTTAAAAATGTATTTAAACATCAGGTTTTCTCCGAAATGGCTCCCTGAACAGAGCGCGTTTTAAATTAAAAGAATTGGCGTGGCTTGCATGGCCTAGCCAGGACTGAATGCATGGGTTGATCTCATCAAGCGAGATTTCGCCTCGCTCGTACTGTGCTCGGCATTTTTTCAGCTTGGTTTTGATCCGCTTTACGCTGCTTTTTCTGAGCAATCGATGCGTGGAATAAATGCGATAGCCCAGAAAGTCCAGTGAGCGTCCATTGCTTTTGGCGATGGGAAACACCTGTGTTTTGCTATTGGTTTTCAACCTAAGGTGACAATGCAAAAACTGCTCTATATCCCGCCGCCACTTATGAAGCTGGTTTTTATCGTGATGGATAATAGTGAAGTCATCCATATAGCGAAGATATCGCTTTGCTTTCAGTTTGTGTTTGGCGAACCTGTCCAGCTCATTAAGGTATACGTTGGCAAAAATCTGACTGGTTAGATTGCCAAGCGGAATGCCGACACCCATCGCATCGCTTGGGCTATTGTCGATAATATAAAACAATAACGCCTTGGTTCTCTCGCATTGCAGCTTTGCCTCAACAATAGACTTGAGGATGCAATGATCGATGCTGGAAAAGTAACGACTGATATCAGCCTTTAATGCGTAGGCTTTGCCGTGCTTTTGTTCGACTTGCCTTATAAACCTTTGAGCTCGATCTGCGCCTTTATGGGTGCCTTTGTTTCGCCTGCAGGCGTATGAATCATAAATAAACTGGCAATCAAACATCGGTTCAATGATGTTGTAGATTGCCCGGTGAACCACCCTGTCACGAAAGTGCGGGGCGGATATCAGCCGACGCTTTGGTTCAAAAACATAAAAGTGATGATAGGGAGCCAGACTGTACAGCCCCCATATCAGTTCATTCTGGATCTGAATGATGTTCTCTTCCAGGTTGTTGAAAAATGAAAGTGTTGCATTGGCTTTTGTTTTTCCCTGCCTGCATGAGTAGGCAGCATGTAGAAGATTTTCAAAGCAGACAATTTCATCAAAAGTACAGCCGAGTGACGCATCAACCGGCTTAATTTGTGTTTCAGCAATAGCTGGGGCGACAGCATCCTTTTCAAAGTTGCACTGGCAGCATCCCGTGGGATGGTTGCTTCTGGCGTTATCAGGAGCGGGACGGAAACCGATATTGCTGTTCGCATTCGAGCGCGGATTGTTCAGATTGAGCGCACCGAGGCCGGCATTGGAGCCATTGTTCCAATTGCCGCCGCGAAGCGGGAGACGATTCCGCGTATTCATAATGCTGCCGCCTTGTTCTGGGTTTTTGTCGCCTTAATCCATCCGCCAATCATTCGTCCTATTTCAACCAGCTTTTCCGCCCATATCTGATACTTTCTGATATCGATGTAACGCAAATCCTTCGCCAGTCTTACCCTTCGCTTTAAAATGGAAAGCTCAACATCAAGATCGGTTAAGGTGGTCTTTTTGTGGTAACGCTTGAAAGCGGTAATAATTAATCGTTGAAGTTGTAGCATAGACAATCTGATTTCAGCTCCAAGAACGTGACGCTCATGTTTTGGAAACTGCTTAATCGCCTGATAGCCGTACAACAACATTTCTCGGCATTTGTCTTCAATGATTAAGGCGGTCAATAATAAATCTCCGGTGGTTGGTTTAATACGCTGCGCTATCGCGCAGCAAACAAAGTGTCAGATGACATTACGCAAAGAAAGCGGGACGGAAACCGATACTGCTGTCCGCACCCGAGCGCGGATAGTGCAGAACGAGCGCACCGAGGCCGGCACTGGAGCCATTGTACCAATAGCCGCCGCGACGCGGGAGACGATCGCCATAGTTACGCACCCAGATCCCTCCGGCCACGGTTGTTGTTGATGCTGATTCAATTAGCAGTCGACGCAGAATCTCAAGCTGTGTATAGCCAACGGCTTGCTCAATAGCGGCAAAGTGGCTGTTGTTCATGTATGGGTAGTCGTTGCTGTCGTCATCAACTGGTCCGTTGCGATTTGTTACCGCATTGCTCAGGATGGGCGAGCCGACATTGCCTGTACCGTCCATGCTCGCGCTTGGTGAGTCAAAATAAGCACCGTGCTTATGCCAGTTCACCTCAGCTATGCTTGGGTCGTTGTCCAGGGTAGTGATGATTTGGCCGTCATCCAGCTTCATCTGATCAATCCACTCCCACACGTTGCCGACTAAATCCTGAACACCCCATGCGCTGTGATCGTGCGCCCAGGTGAGTGGGCCTTTGCCAGTGTCAGTTCTGGCCGTTCCGGATGTGTCGCCGGGAGTGCCGTTGTCATAACGCCGAGCAGTTTCCAGCTTGTTTTCATGGCTGCGACCGTAGTTGGTGTTGCCACGAGGGACGGTGTTGTTTGCTAACGACCAGAGCGCAATAGCGGCCCATTCATGAATGGACATCATATGCCAGTTTGCGCCTTTGTTGGTGCAAAGTGACTTCGCCACATCGTAATTTACCGATGTGCGAGGTTGTTCGCCTCCGACGACGCTACATCCGCCATTGGCGCTGCCGGATGCCAGATACTTGGCAACCAGAACTTCAC